TCGCCGTGACGTCCTCGTGCGCCTAGGCTACGCCGCCCAGGCCGACAATCCGCCGCCCGGCATGGCCGACCTCTTGGACAGTTTCCTGCGCCGCGCGCAGGCATACCTGTACCGGCGCTACAAGGCTTTGCGCACCGAGCGTTTCTACCGGTGGCTGATGGTCCCGGGGGAGCGCTTCTACGGCATCTTGGACAACATCGACGACTGCCCGAAAAAGCTCGACGCGGGCCGCATCTCGTGGGTCGGCGTCGAGGACCTCAACGGGACGTGGATGCCGCTGCGTGCCGGCATCGACCCGGCTTTCTACACGGCGGTCAACTTCTGGGGGATCCCCTCGCACTATGAAGTGCGCCAGTGCATCGAGGTATTCCCGGCGCCCGCGCAGGAGTACAAGCTGCGCGTCAAGGGGCACTTCGGCCTCGGTCGGTTTACCGAAGACACCGACATGGCGACGATCGACAGCGAACTGCTGTTCCTGTGGGCGCTCGCCAACGCGAAGAACCACTACGGCCAGCCGGACGCGCAGGACGTCGCTGCGCAGGCGCAGACCATGCTGCGCGACATCGTTTCCGACTCGCACACGACCAAGCGATACGTCCCGGGGCGCATTGACGTGCCCTCGCAGACCCAGCCGCTGTTCGTGGATCTGGACGCCTGATGCGCTCCGCGCCACTCACAACGATCCGTGGAGGTATCAACCGGCTCCGGACGAAGGGCGGCGCTCGAGCCGACACGCTCTACGATCTGCTGAACGGCTATGTGACCGAGGCAGGCACGATCCTCGTCCGGCCCGGCACGGAGCGGGTGGCTACGCTCAATGAGCGCACTCGAGGTCTGTGCGCCTTCGGCGGCGAGTTGTACACGTTCTGCGACATCCCGGTGGACGTGCCGGTCGGGTACAAGCTCGCGATTCTCGTGCATCCGAACCCGCCCGACAGTGGCGACTACTACGCCACAGGCGACGTCTACGGAGAGATCGCTCGCGTTCCTATCAAGACGATCCACTTTTCCGAGCCGTTCCTCGGCGGTCTCTACGTCGTCGCGGAATTCGAAGTCGACACCGACAACGATGGTGAAAACGACGTCTACCATTACTGGCTGCAGCCCGGTCGCCCGTGGCGCGCCGTGACGCAGTACAACGTCGGGGACCTCGTCGAGCCCAGTGTGCCGAACGGGTTCCTGTATCGCGCCGCGCGCTTCGGAGATCCGTACCCGCCTTGGCAGCCGGACGAGCCGCGTTACGACGGTGTCGGGGATAACTACGAACAGAGCATCGTCGAGCCCACGACCTTCAACGGCTTTTACTACGTGTGTATCGAGACACAGGGCCCGAACCCGCGCTCTGGTGCCACGGAGCCGACGTGGCCGACGTTCAAGGAAGGCACTGTGGTCGAGCGCACTGACACAGGCGTGCCTGCGGACATCGCCACTGACAGCCCGCCGCCGCCGCCGGCCGGCGGGTCAACGAGCGACCCGGTCGCGCAGCCTGACCCGGACAACCCGTTCAGTCAGTACCAGACGGGCTTCGATCCGTTCAATCAATTCGGCGGGCAGACGAACATCCCATGAGCATCGCACAGTGGCAGCCGAACACGGTCTACGCACCTGGGTCAATGGTGATCCGTGCGACCGTGCCCCCTGTAATCGTGGAGCCGCCGTACAACGGGGGTTTCGAGCTTGGTGATGTAGGCTGGACCAAAGATACTTGGGAGATTGGGCAGTACGAAACCTCCTTCGAAGGCGATTGGTCGGCTCGGCTCAACGTGCGTACGGGCGGCTCTGAGCGGACGTTCGTGCGGATTTACGCCTCCACCCCGTTCCCTGCAGTCCCGAACCAAGCGATCACCGCGCTTTGCCGCGTCGATCATGGGCGGGCTGACGCCGGCCGCGCAGGTGCCAAGGTCCAGCTCGAGTGGCTGGACGCCAGCATGGCCTCGCTGCGCATCGACGATGGCAACCTGATCGAGAACGGGGGTCGTAACAACTGGAAGACGTCGAGCGTCACCGCGACGGCACCGGCCGGCACGGCTTACGTCCGCATCGGCGCCGCTGGATTCATGCGGGACAACGACCGCGGGCTGCGCATCGACGGGTTCACTTGGGACTACAGCTACCGCGAGCCGTTCATCACGCTCGTCTACGTCGCCGTGCAGTCCGGGGACGGCACGAGCGGCGCGGTGGAACCCATCTGGCCCGATGAACCCGACAGCCAGGTGGTCGACAACACAGTAATTTGGGCCACGCAGTACGGCTCCTCAGTGACGTGGGAGGCTTTCCCGCTGCTTGAGTCCGGGGAGACTGAGCCTGACTGGCCGCTCGAGGTGGGCTCGTCGGTCATCGACGGCAGCATCGTGTGGACGGCCGCGTCGCGCCGGGTCATTGACGAGCGTTGTCCGAACTCGAAGGTCGTCGCCATCGCGGCGTCGAAGATCTTCGCCGGGGCGAACGACATCATCGCCTACAGCATGACAGTGAACCCGCTTGACTGGTCTACGGTCGACGACGCGGGCTATCTGCCCTTCGGCCTGCAGACGCACGGAGCGAACCCGGTGAGTGCCATGGGGCTTTACCGCGGCAACCTCGTGGCGTTCAATTCGGCCGGATTCCAGATGTGGCAGGTTGATCAGGACCCGCAGAACATGGCGCTGCTCGACGCGGCGCCGATCGGCTGCACCGAAGCGCGCGCCATCAAGCCGCTGCAGAACGATCTCGTGTTCCTGAACGCAATCGGGGTGCGCAACATCTCGATTGCCGGTGCCAGCACGAACCTCCAAGCCGGGTCAACTGGAGAGCCGATCGACGCGCTCGTGCAGCCGAAGATCCGTGCCCGGGAGTACGAGCCCATCGCGGCCTTCTGGCCGGCGTACGGACAGTACTGGTGCATCTTCGGGCCAGAGGTGTTCGTGCTGACGCTCAACGAGGGCAAGACCGGGAAGTGGTCTCGGTACGTGTTCCCCGAGGCGATCACGGACACCACGCTGCTGAACAACGACCTGTACGTCCGCACCGAGACGCACAAGGTATGGCGCGTCACCGAAGACTATCTCGTGGACGACTATTTCGAGGGAGAGGGGATCGAGTTCGAAGGCGTGATTCAGTGGCCGCATCTCGACTTCGGTGCGCTCGGTCAGGAGAAGCAGTTGATCGGCTTCGACCTCGTCGCGGACGCCCCGGGAGGCGTCGCCGTCAGCGTGGGTTACGACCAGCGCAACCTTGCCGCCCGCACGGCTGACTACATCATGGACGCTGACTCGCTGCCCGGCAAGCTGGTGCCGATCCCGGTGACCGCGCCGAGCTTCGATTTCAAGCTGACCTTCCCCGGCAACCAACGCTGGGAATGGATCGCCTCGGTGATCTACATTCAGGATCTGAGGGCTGGCGCATGACTCCCCGTGAGGTACAATGTGGCGCGCATGAGTCTGTCTCGGAGGGGATAGTCGACGTTCGCGCAACTCCGAGGACCCCCCATGGCGACTGACCGGCAGAGGACAGAAGAAAAGCTCGGGGATCTGGCGGGATCCGGTACGGCGCGGTTCCTTGCCAACCCGCTCGGCATCGGCGGCAGCAGCGTCTCGCGGTTCCTCGCCAACCCGCTCGGCATCGGTGGCGGGCGCGGCCCGACCGAGGTCCAGTACGGCATCAACGTCCCGATCAACGGGAAGATGAGCCCGACGAAGCGCGCTCGCCTCGACGAAGCGATTCGCCAGGCGGGCATGCAACAGGCGACCGACCGGGTCAACTCGGTCTTTGACGACCCGCGCCGCGAACTCGAGCTTCAGGACTTCATCAACGCGATCCGCGAGAACTTCCGCCTCGATGCCGACAAGCAGAAGGCGACGGCCGATCGGCGGCTCAAGTTCTCCATGGCCCGCTCCGGGTTGACCGGTGGCAGCGCCTCGGCCGACGCGAACCGGACGCTGGGCGAGGAATACACCCGCGGTCTGCTGAACGCGGAGAACCGCGCGCAGGAGGCGCAGGGCGACCTCCGCGGGCAGGACGAGGACGCGCGGCTTTCGATCATCTCCATGATCCGGCAGGGCATGGACGCGACGACGGCCGCGAATCGAGCGGGCGCGGCCATGCGATCCAACCTGCAGGCGACGAGCGGTAAAGCGCTGTCCGAGGGCCTCGGGGACATGTTCGGGGCCACGGCTGGCATCTACAAGCAGCAGGAAGAGGGCGCCGCGCGCCGGCAGGGATCGCGCGACGCCGGGGTTTCGCTCTACGGTCCGCGCAACGCATTCGGGTAACCGCGCATGGCAATTCAGGCAGCAATCCCGTACATCATCGCCGCGCTCAGCGCGGGGGCCCAGGCGTACAACACGAAGCGGACTGCCGATCGGCAGGACGAGGTTGCGCTTGCCGGGCTCGACAGGCAGCGTGCCAAGCAGCGCGAGGCCGACGCGCGCCTCAATGCGGAACTGGCCGAACTCGAGAAGTCGAGCCCGGAGGACGAGCGCGCACAGTCGCTCGAGCAGTTCATGAACGCCCTGCGTACGTCCAAGATGCAGCGCGCCGGGGGCGGCGACGTGCCGGGCGCAAGCGAGCGCTACGCGCAGGACGCCGCCACGTCGCGCGCCGGCATTCAGAACTACGGCGACAAGCTCTCGGGCATCTTGTCGCGCATCCGCGGTGGGATCGACCAGCGGCGCAACGAGAGCATCGGGTTCAACCGTGCCGGCAGCGATGTCGACGCCATTGCGCGTGAGGCGCGCGGCGACGACTTCATCAACCGACTGCGTATGAGCAGCATCACCCGCAACCCGTGGATCGACGCGGCCGGCGAGTTCGGCATGGGCGTATCGAGCGGCATGGCGGGCAGTGGTGCGGGCGACGACCAGTGGATGTACGACGCCATGTCGCGTACCGGCACGGAGAAGATCCCGTCGATGATCCCACGTGGTGCGACGGCGTCTTCTGCGTCTGGCCGACTGCCGGTCTTCGGCTCGAGGGTAACCTGATGAGCGGCTGGGGTTCACTTGGCGAAGTTCTCGGTGGCGGCATCGACACGGCTGGCGCGTACGAGCAGGGTCGGCTGCGCACTGCGCAGACCGAGAGTGCGCTCGGCCTTGCCCGCGAGCGGCAACTCGAGAACATGGCTCGCGAGGCCAAGGCCAAGGCGATAGAGCGCGCTCGTGAGCAGGAGGCGCGGCTGGGCGTCGGCAGCACGGACATGTCGCTGGTTGACCTTGCGGAAGCCGGGTTCGGCAACTGGGACCAGGTGTCTCAGGGCCGGGGTAACCTCCAGATTCAGGGCTTCCGCGACACGCTGGCCGACAAGGATGCCGCGCTGGGCGACCAGTTCGCCGCTGGACAGGGCGTGCAGGGCAGGGTCCTGCCGCGTATGGAGGTCACCGGGGGCGTCTACGAGAACCTCATGGACCCCGAGGCGGGGCTCAGGCCCACGCCGACCGGCGCGGCCGACATCGCACTGGCAGAGGCGCGGGCGAACGATCCGGATCTGCGGCAGTGGGGAAGCCCGAGCAGTACAGGCCCGGGCCCGAACGGGGAGAAGATCCCGCTCGGCTACGACCTGAACCCGAACTACGATCCGACCAAGCCACCAGGCGAGGGAAACTACAAGTTCATCGACTCGCGTCAGCCGGCGCAGGGAACGCTCGGCAGCATCGAGCGACGGTTCATCACGAGGGTAACAGGCGCGGCTGCGCAGACCCTTGGCGACGTCGAGGCGTTCTTGAGTCTGCCCGCGAACATCTCGGTAGGCCGCTTTGGCGGTAGTGCCGGCATGAAGAACGAGCACAACATGATGGACGCGCTCATGTACCAGGCGAAGTACCAGATGACGCCTGAAGAGGCGAACATGTACAACGCCGCGCTCGGCGGTTTTGGCGAGCAGATGCGAATCCTTGAGGCGCAGGGCATGCGTGGCGCCGCATCGACGGCGTCTCAGTTTGACGCGCTGCGATTCGAAGCCAAGGATTCGCAGTTCACTCGGCTGTGGAAAATGGCGCGGGTACGGCAGACGCTGGAAAACGCTCTTGAGCCAAACCTTGCGAACTCTGCCCTTCCGGAGCAGGAAAAGGCGTTCATCCGCGACATCATCACGAAGTCTCGCCAGATGATACCGTTCACGGTGAAGGACGTTGCGGAGTACCGACGAGAGCAGTTGCGCGACCCGAACGCCACCCTTGGTGAGATGCTCGAGTCCAACGTGCAGAAGGGCCTCGGAGGCGCACAGCCCGCTACGGCAACGCCTGGTGCTGCGCCCGCTCCGACCGTCATGGACTTCGCCACCGAGGCCGAAGCGGAGGCCGCAGAGGCGGCTGGGCGCCTGAAGAAGGGCACCCGCATCACGATCGGCGGCGTACCGGGGACGTGGCAGTAATGGCCTTCGTACCTGACCAGCCTGCAGCGCCGGCCAAGAGTCGCTTCGTCGCGGACGACCCGACGAAGACGACGGCGTACGTTGACAAGCGCAATCTCGAAGCGAAGGCGAAGCCCTTCGAGCCCGGCCCGCTCGAGAAGGTTGGGCGCTATTTTGCCGGCATTGGTGCCCCGCTGACGCGTGCCATACCGGAGGGCCCGACCGGTCTCCCGCTGATAGACGCTGCTGCGGGCGTTGCGGACTTCGCCACCTCTGCGGCACTCGGTATTCCAGGCACGGTGGCGCGACTCGCGCAGCACTCCGCGGAGTCGATCGATGCCGCGGAGGGCGGATATCCGGCGCGTCCGTATGCTGACCGCATGGGCGATTGGACTCGTGAAACGACGACCCCGGTGGGCCGTGCGCTCGAAGAGGCTGCGGGTGCGGCGTTCGCACCGATAGGGGAGTGGGCCGGCAAAGGTGCCGAAGCACTTGGGCTCAGCTCGGACACCGCAGCAATGTGGATGGACGCTGCTGGCACTGCGGCCGATGTCATCCCATTCGCAATGGCGGGGCGGGGCCTTAAGGCGGGAGCGCGCGGGTTCAACCGCGCCAAGGCCGATGCTGCCGGTGTACGCGTCGCGCCGCCGGAGGGCGCGGTAAAGGGTGTCGACACGCAAGTTGCGCTCACTCCGGACGACGCCTCTCAGATGGCGCGGGGAACTACCGAGCCAATCACCCCGAATGGCGAGC